AATTGGTCATGAAGTTGGTCACGCTCTTGATACCCCATTTGAGGGATGGCATGATTCCCCAGAAAAATTAGAAGGTTGCCCTAGATCATATATCAATGTTATTGAAGATGCAAGAATCGAAAGGAAACAATTAGATCGATATCCAGGTCTTGTTGCTCCATTCTCTCGCGGATACCGTGAGTTATTAGAAAGTGGATTCTTCTCTGATCTAGATGATATTGATTGGGATAAGGTTAAGCTCATCGACAAAATTAATCTTAAGACCAAACTAAGAAATTTAATTGAAGTACCCTTCACCCCAGAAGAAGTTGGATTCTATAACAGATCCCTAAAAACAGAAACTTTTGAGGAAGTGGTGAATCTTGTTAGGGAAATCTACGAATTCACCAAAGAGAATACCCCAGAGCTTTTATCCAATCCAACTCCTCCTGATCAATCTTTAGAGGAGAATTTAGAAAATGCAGAAGATACGGAAATGGATCTTGGACATGATGATCAAATACAAGGAGAGGAAGATACAAAGGAATCTGGAGATACAAATGGAGATTCAGAAGATTCAGAAGAAGACTCAGAAACAGATTCAGGATCTAAGACTCAAGAAAATACAGAACAAACACCTTTGGATAGCAATGAAGAAGATGAAGAAGAAGGAAAATACTCAGCAAGACCAGAAGACTTAGAACAGTCGATAACTGATAACATCTTCAGAGAAATGGAAAGAAATCTCTTAGAAACGGATCAGTTTGGTGGTCAATCTAGAGTTATGTCCATGCCTTCAAAAAACTTTATTGACCATGCTTTAGTCTCTTATGAAAAGCTTACTGAATCTAGGAATAAAACAAAGGAATATTCTGACTTTGAGGATTCTTTATGGGTACCTAAGTTTAGGGAATACCTTAAAGGTGTTAAGAAATCAGTTAACTTTGCTGTTAAAGAATTTGAAATGAGAAAATCTGCTTACAGATATCAAAGAGCTTCTATTTCAAAAACTGGTAGAATCGACGTAAACAAACTTTGGTCATATAAGACAAACGAAGACATTTTCAAGCAAGTTACTACACTTGCTGATTCTAAGAATCATGGAATGATCATGCTTTTAGATCTTTCTGGATCTATGAGTGGTTCAATGAGATATGTTTCTGATCAGTTAATTCACTTGATTATGTTCTGTAAAGCTGTTAACATACCATTTGACGTCTATGGATTCACTAGCACAAATGATGATCTAGGAAGCTATGAAGGAGTGATTGATGGTGATATTGATCTTTCAGAGCTATCCTTAGTTCACTTATCATCATCACAATTCAAAAAGCAACAGTTTGATGATTCTGTGTTTAATCTATACCTAAGAGTTGAAGAGGACCTTTCTTCATATTACCATTCTCATTCCTATTTAGGAAAATATGAGTCATATGGATCAACTCCATTAGATGAGGCCTTGGTTATATGTCACAAACTCATTCCAGAGTTTAAGACCAAGAATCAAGTTCAAAAAATGAATCTAGTCACTTTTACAGATGGACAAGCAAACCAGATTAGGTCATACTCCTCTAGAAAATTACAAGAGAATAAGATTGATTCTTCTTGGGGTGACGTGAAGATCATGATTAATGGAAAGTCTATCAAATCAGATAGGTATAGTCTAACAAAATCTCTTTTAGAGAACATCCAAAAAAGATTTGATACAAAAACCCTAGGATTCTTTATGGCTGACAACGCAAGAGATTTTAGGGGATCTATCTGGAGAGCTGATAGGGACAAGAAAAAGATCTCAAACCAGTATTACGAAGATCGTGACTTAATTCTAAATGCAAATAAAGAATACTCTAAGAATAAGTGTGTTACTATGGATAAAGTATTAGGATATGATCACTACTACATTCTAAAAGGTGGTAAAAACCTAGACACAGATCCAGGTGAATTTGTTGTTGAAGATACCTCTAGAAACAAGTTATCGACTGCTTTTAAGAAGTACTCTAAGAATAAAAAGGTGAATAAGGTCCTTTTAACTACATTTGGAAGGCACGTTGCCTAACTTTTTTCAACTTTTTTTCACCTAGGGGGTTTACAAGGTCCCTGAACTATGGTATAATACTTGTATATTGATAAGGAAACTACATTATGAAAAAATCTACTGAAATACTTTTACAAGAAATCGCTAACAGGTATCCTGACCAGATACATTTCAAAAGAAAGGTCATTGAGGAAACCGCTAAGGACCTTGGTTATACACAAAAGGATTATTATCCAATCCTTACCACGAACAATAGAGTCAAAATAGGAACATATTCTTTGGAAATGTTTTTACCTCAAACTAAAGAAATTCCAACAACTGCTGCTCAAATGCAATCAGTTGTCTCGGTCGTGAATGAAGAAAAGACTTTTGCAAAGGAAGACCCATCATTTGTTGCTTGGGGCGCTTATCACGATCTAATCAAAGTTATCAAATCAGATATGTTTTATCCGATTTACATTTCAGGACTATCAGGTAACGGTAAGACCTTTATGGTTGAACAAGCCTGTGCAAAACTAAACAAGGAGTTTATTCGTGTACAAATCAATCCGGAGACAGATGAGGATGATCTATTGGGAGGTTTCAGATTGGTGGACGGCCAAACAGTCTTTTGTAAAGGACCAGTTCTTAAGGCAATGGAAAATGGTGCAATTCTACTTCTCGATGAAATCGATCGTGCTACAAACAAAATTATGTGCTTACAAGGTATCCTTGAAGGCAAACCTGTCCTCGTTAAAAAGACAGGTGAAACAGTTTCTCCAAAGCCTGGGTTTAACGTAATTGCTACTGCAAACACCAAAGGTAAAGGATCAGAGGATGGACGATTCACCGCTGCTTCTATTATCGACGAAGCTTTCTTAGAAAGGTTTACTATCTCAATTGATCAGGCTTTTCCAAGTCCTACCATTGAGAAGAAAATCGTTCTAAAGCATATGGAGAAGTTCGATATGGTTGATGAAGATTTCTGCGAAAAGCTAGTTACTTGGGCAGATATTATTCGAAAAACCTTTTATGATGATGGTGTTGATGAAGTGATTTCTACTCGTCGACTCTGTCACATTGTACAGACATTCTCTATCTTCAACCGAAGAGATAAGGCTATTGATCTATGTATCTCTCGATTCGATGAAGACACCAAATCTGCCTTCTTGGATCTCTATTCAAAAGTTGATAGTGGGGTTATTAATCAAGAAGAAAATCAGGAGGCATCGAATGAAGAAAACTTCTAATGTAGAATACAAATTTAATGAAGGAGCTCTGATACAAGAGCTCCAATCATATATTGACAAAACATATGATGGGCATTATTCAAAGAATAAGTTCCAATCGACCGAGTTCATTATTGATTGTGGTCATGGTATGGGATTTGCTCTTGGTAATGTGCTAAAGTACGCTCAAAGATATGGAAAGAAGGATGGATTTAATCGTTCAGATCTAATGAAGATTCTTCACTATGCTTTGATTGCTCTTCATGTGCATGATGTGAATGAAAACTAGGGATTTACAAACCTATGTTTTTACGGTATAATATACTTTTTAGGAATAACTATGAATATATCTAATGATACAATTAATGTTCTAAAGAACTTTGCTTCTATTAATCCGAACATTGTTTTTAAACCTGGTCAGAAGCTTAAGACTATTTCTGAGTCGAAGACCATTCTAGCTTCAGCGGATATTGTTGAAGACTTTCCAGTAGAGTTTGGAGTCTATGACTTAAACGAATTTTTATCTGTCCTTAGTCTGATCAATAATCCTCATTTAGAGTTTGAAGACAATTCAGTATTAATTAAAAGCACTGGAGGAGGTTGCTCTCTCCCTCATCAGCAAAGGGTGAAATACTTCTTTTCTGAAATGGGAATTCTAACCCAACCTTCAAAGGACATTCAAATGCCTGAATCGGAGCTAGGCTTTAATTTGACAGAGGATACACTCTCTCAAATACGTAAAGCAGCTGCTGTTTTGGGACACTCCGAACTTTCTTTTAAGGGAAGTGATGGAGTAATTAGCGCATCAGTATTCGATTCAAAAGATGCTACATCAAATAGCTATGATATCGAAATTGATAGGGATAACTCTTGTAAGGAACAATTTAGTTTTGTATTTAATATCTCAAATCTAAAAATCCTTCCAGGGGATTACTTTGTAACTATTTCTTCAAAGCTGATTTCAAATTGGACTAATTCAAATTATCCAATTGAATATTTCATTGCTTTAGAAAATAGTTCGAAGTTTGGCGTATAAATATATGCGCATAAAGAATTCTCATTTATCATTGATTGGTAATGAGGATAATGTGAAAGATGCCAAGTATGGGTCTTTCTTAATTAGTCTAAACTTGCAAGGAGAAAAAAATGACTGAAGAAGTAAAACAGGAAAATCCTCAGCTTTCTCTTCAAGATATTGCTACTATGGTTCAGATTATTGATATCTGCTCTAGACGTGGTGGTTTTGAAGGGCAAGAATTAGAAGCTGTCGGCGGTTTGAGAAATCGAGTCGTTAAGTTTCTAAATGCTGCAGCACCGAAAGAAGGTGCTCCTGAGGGCGCGGTACCTGAAGTTACCGACGAACCAGTTGCTGAAGAAGCATCTGAGTAAGCTATATTGCGGGGGTAGCTCCCCCGCCACCTTTTATTATGGAGAAATTATGGACATTAGTGAAAAAACAAAATTAGTAGAAGCTCTCAAAAAAGGAACTGTCACAGTATCCTTTCGTAAAATTGACACAGGCGAACTCAGAGTTATGCCTTGTACTCTCAACCCAGTAATATTAGAAGCGAACAACGTTCCAACTGTTCTTAAGGATATGGATCCTTCGTCAGATCACTATGCTGTTTGGTCTTTAGATAAAAACGCATGGAGAAGTTTTCGTTTAAGTACTGTAGAAGGTTGGGAGGTTCATGGTGAATGAATTTCTATGGGTAGAAAGATATAGACCAAAGACAATCGACGATTGTATCTTACCAAAAACTCTTAAATCAACTTTTAAAGCTATTGTTAACGGAGGTGAATTACACAATATGCTTTTAACCGGAACAGCCGGTCTTGGTAAAACAACTGTCGCAAAGGCTTTATGTAATGAACTTGGTTTAGACTTCTTACTTATCAACGGATCAGAAGAATCCGGTATTGATACTTTAAGAAATAAGATCAAGCAATTTGCATCCTCCGTCTCATTACAGGGTGGATACAAGGTGGTAATTCTTGATGAAGCTGATTACTTGAATCCCCAGTCCACCCAACCTGCTTTGCGTGGGTTCATCGAAGAATTCTCAGCAAATTGTAGGTTTATTCTAACATGTAATTTTAAGAATAGGATTATCGAGCCTCTTCATTCTCGATGTAGTGTTGTTGAATTTAATATCTCTAAAAAGGATATGCCACCACTACTTGCCGAGTTTATGAAAAGGGTAGAACATATCCTAGAAGAGAATAACATCAACTACGAAAAGCCAGTGATTGCAGAGCTTCTTATGAGGCATGCACCAGATTGGCGTAGGGTGTTAAATGAATTGCAGAGATATTCTACCTCTGGAAATATTGACTCTGGTATTCTAGTATCAGTATTAGAAAAGTCTATTGATGATCTTATTGGATTTCTAAAAGTAAAAGACTTCCGAAAAATGCGTCAATGGGTTTCTGACAATATGGATAGTGAACCAGCTTCCATCTTTCGAAAAATCTATGATAATATGGGTGAATATGTAGACCCAAGATCAGTACCTCAATTGGTATTAATACTTGCTGATTATCAGTATAAAAACGCTTTTGTTGCCGACCATGAGATAAATATGGTTGCATGTTTAACAGAAATCATGAGTGGGGTTAATTTCAAATGACAAGAGACGAATTTTATATGAGAGAAATTGCAGAGATGCAAAGGCAAGTACACGAGCTTCAAATCAAGATTAGAAGATACCAAGAAAAGATTATTGAGCTTGAGAAAGAAATGAAAAAGGTGAAGGGATTATATGAACCTGTTTGATTATGTGAATTCCATCAACTATAGTAAGAAAGATCTTATGGTTGATGATATTAGTGAAAAGGTATATAATCCTTTTCTTATAAACAGATCTTTATCCTTTTTTAACGATACTATATTATTATCTAATGAAATGAACATTAATCATCATATTGATAATCGTCTTCAATTCGATTTTTTTATAAATATAGTTAAGAAAAAGAAAAGATTTTCAAAATGGGTTAAACCCGGTGAATTGGAAAATCTTGAACTCATCAAAGAATATTATGGGTATAGCAATGAAAAGGCTAAGTCCGTATTATCATTATTTGATGATGAACAAATTGACGAATTGAAAAAAAGGATTTATAAAGGTGGAAAACGAAAATAATGAAATAAGACAGTGGACTCCTGCAGACATGCTAGAAGTTACACTTAATGAACCAGATGATTTTCTTAAGATCAGAGAAACTCTTACCCGTATCGGTGTAGCATCTAGGAAGGATAATAAACTATATCAGTCTTGCCATATCTTACATAAGCAAGGAAGATATTTTATTGTGCATTTTAAGGAGCTATTTCTTTTAGACGGTAAGCCATCAAATCTGATTGATAACGACATTCAAAGGAGAAACACAATTGCAACTCTACTGAGTGATTGGGGTTTAATTACCTTAGTTACCCCTTCAGCTGCGAGTGATGTTGCTCCATTGAGACAAATTAAGGTTATCCCTTTTAAAGAGAAAGATCAATGGGAATTGTGTCCAAAATATAATATTGGTAACACAAAATCTTAATTTTTTTAAATCTATTATCGAAAAAACGATAAATAGTACTATGAGACGCCGAATGGTTCGGGTCTCTGTTAACCTTGCTTAAGAAAGGAGGAAATAACTATGACTAGAAGTCAATTAAGCATGCACGTACCACGCTCATTATTCTTAGGATTTGAGCATCTCTTCGACGAACTAGAAAGGATCCACGCATCAGCGAGGACTGGTTCTGACAACTACCCCCCACATAATATTGTGAAGGTGGACGATGAGAACTTTCTCATTGAACTAGCTGTTGGGGGTTTTTCAAGAGAAGAACTAGACGTTGAGGTCAAAGACGGTATTCTAACCGTTAAAGGCGAAAAATCAAAAGACGAACGTGAGTATGTTCACAAAGGCATCTCGTCACGCAAATTTGAGAAGACCTTCCGAATCTCAGAATTTGTTGTAATAGATGGTGCTGATCTTGTGGATGGAATACTAGTGGTGAACGCCAGAGTAGAACTTCCGGAAGAAAAGCGTCCTAGGAAGATCGATATAGGGTCTGCTGGGGCATCAAAGAAAAAATCTTTTTTGAAAGGCTAGTATCAGCGAACACTCAGTAGATAAGTAATAAACTTTTTTACTGGAGATAATTATGAAAGAACTAATACATGTGTTCTTAAAATATGATGATGTAAGAGAGACCCTAGGTATGGTATTGATAAGCGTGACAACATTAGCATTGGCACCACTTACAGTATATCTCTCCTGGATCTCCTTCTAAGTTGATCACTCATGCGGGGGGAGGAAACTTCCCCCAACCTTTTTTTCAAAAGGGGGGTTTACAAAGGCCCCAACCTATGGTATAATATACATCTAAATTGGGAATTATTACTTTATTATGGTTAGCTTTTATACAAACGTTTCACGCTTCAAAAGCTTTATCCTATACCGTGGTTTAGAAAACGGTAAAAGGGTCCAAAAGAAATTCAAATACGGTCCGACCTTATTTGTTTCTACACCAAAGCCAACTAAATGGAAATCCATTGATGGCAAACCAGTAGCTCCTGTGAAATTCGAATCTATGTGGGATGCTAAGGAATGGATAGAAAAGAACAAAGGTATAGCTGGTCGTCACATTTACGGTAACACAAAACATGTAGCTGGATTCATTAACGATGCATTTCCAGGTGATATCAAATTCGACCGTAATCAAATCAACGTTACAAGTTTGGATATCGAGGTGGCTTCAGATGACGGATTTCCTGAACCAGAATCTGCACTGAAAGAAGTAATTGCCATCACTATCAAAAACAATATCGACAACACCTATTATGTCTGGGGTCTGCAGGATTACAACGTAGGCTCTTCCATTATGAAAACCAATCGTGTGGTTTACTACAAATGCGAAACCGAAAAAGATCTCCTTATATCTTTTCTAAAGCATTGGTCTACCCCCTCGCAGACACCAGACGTCATCACTGGCTGGAACGTAGAGTTCTTTGACATGCCATATCTAATCAATCGGATTTACAGAATCTTTGGTCCAGATCTTGGAAAAGAAAATGCTTCTAAGCTTTCTCCATGGGGTATAGAACCCATAGAAAGAAAGATCAATCGTATGATTGGTAGGGAATCTACTTACGAAATTCAAGGTATATCTGTTATGGACTATCTTGAACTATTCAAAAAGTTTGGGTATTCATATGGAACACAAGAATCATACAAGCTGGATCACATTGCCCACGTGGTACTTGGTGAAAACAAACTATCCTATGAAGAGTATGGATCGCTTCATACCCTTTACAAAAGTGATCATCAAAAGTTTATAGACTATAACATCAAAGACGTAGAACTTGTGGATCGATTAGAAGATAAGCTTGGACTCATTACTTTGGCAATCACAATTGCTTATCGTGGTGGTGTAAACTACAAAGAAACATTTGGTACTACTTCAATATGGGACTCAATTATCTTTAGGGATCTTTGGTCACAAAACGTTGTGGTTCCATTTGCAGAAGAAAAGAAGAGAACCCCATATCCTGGTGGTTATGTAAAAGAACCCCAAGTTGGTATGCATGATTGGGTGGTTTCTTTCGACCTTAACTCTCTTTATCCTTCAATCATTATGCAGTACAATATGTCACCCGAAACAATTGCAGATGGTGAAATGATTACCACCGACGTGGATAAACTCTTAGAGAATCCAAAGGTGGAACTTAACGGAAAGGCATTAGGTGCAAATGGTCAATTCTTTAATGTAGATCAAAAAGGTGTTCTTCCAAAGATCATCGATGAGATGTACAGTGAAAGGGTAACCATTAAAAAGGCCATGCTTAAATCACAGAAAGAACTACAAAAGGTAGACAAAAATGATAAACAAAAACTTTACCAGATTGAAAGGGATATTGCTATCAATGAAAACAGACAAATGGCAATTAAAATCCTTCTTAATTCTCTTTATGGTGCTTTGGGCAACCAGTACTTCAGATTCTTCGATCAACGAATCGCAGAAGCTATTACATTATCCGGACAACTTATTATTCGATGGGCCGAACGGGCTATTAACACCTACCTCAATAAGGTGCTCAAAACTGAATCAGATTACGTATTGGCCATTGACACAGACTCCTTGTATGTTAACCTAGGACCACTAGTCAAAGCGGTCAATCCTGAAAGTCCAGTTGACTTTTTGGATAAGGTTGCACAAGAAAAACTAGAACCAGTTCTTGCAGAATCATATGATGAACTTTTCACCTTACTTGGTGGGATAGAAAATCGTATGGGAATGAAACGGGAAGCTATTGCAGATCGTGGGATTTGGACAGCTAAAAAGCGATACATCCTAAACGTGTTGGATAACGAAGGTGTCCGATATGCTAATCCCAAAATTAAAGTAATAGGTATCGAAGCTACCAAATCTTCCACGCCTGCGCCCGTACGTGAAGCACTAAAAGAAATATTTAAAGTTATCGTTTCTGGTAATGAATCAAAAGTTCAAACAGCTATTAGTCAATTCAAAGACTATTTCAACACTTTACCCCCTCATGAAATAGCATTTCCTCGTGGGGTATCAAACTTAACTCAGTATAGGGATTCAGCTACAATCTATTCTAAAGGTACACCAATTCATGTTCGTGGATCTTTGCTATACAATCATGAGATCAAAGACAAAGCTTTAGAAAAGCTTCACAGTTTAATTAACAACGGGGATAAGATTAAATTCATCTATCTTAAAACCCCAAATCCGATCAAAGAAAATGTTATTGCCTTTCCGGACTTCTTACCGAAGGAATTGGGATTGGAAAAATATGTGGACTATGAATTACAATTTAAGAAAACATTCTTGGACGTGATTGATCCTATCCTAAATGCGATAGGTTGGTCATCTGAAAAGATATCTACATTGGAGGACTTTTTTTCATGATTGGAAGATTTAAAACATATGATTTTATTAATGGGGTTTATACTATAAAAGCCGAAGGAGATTTTGCAGATAAATTCCTAGATAGGAGAGACTCGTTTCGAAATGCAATAGTAGATTCTGGTGACACCTATGAGAACGCAACTAGAAGAGCAGATTGTGAATTTCCAGAATACGCGTTAGGGTATCTATTACCACCTGAAGTATGGACAGTATCTGATAGAATAGAGGTAGATGGATCATTTTATAATATTCCAACTGACTTAAAGAATTGGGCAAATACAGGAGTAAAGGTAGGTAAAACCCCGCAAAGATGGGCCAAAAATGGACTTATAAAATTCTTTACAGTTTGGAAATGGGCAAACAATAATCGTCACACCGAAATTATAAGGGGTAATGAGTATTCATTTGAAATAGTTGGTTCTTATATAGCTAAAATCGTAATAGATTCCCTCTATAAAGATGAAAAAGGAAGCGAAAGATTTTTTACGGATTTACATTAATGGATAGAATAGTTTTTGTCGGATCAGCACCAGGTAATCATCCTCCTGAAAAGTCTCCTACGAGACGTCGTATAACTAAATGGATGGATGAGCTTGGTGTTGATAGGTTCAAATGGAAATTGACAAACGTATTCCTTACTAAAACAACTAGGACTAAACTTGAGGGGATAGAAACCCAAGAGTTTATGCAAAGACTAAGGGGATATAAAAAGATCATTGCTCTTGGTAATATACCAAGTGATCAAATGAAAAGATTGGATATTCAACATTTAAAAGTCCCTCATCCGAGTGGATTAAATAGAATGTGGAACGATCCAGAATTGGAACCCAAAGTCATTAATGACATAAAAGGGTATTTACAAACATGAATTTTTATGGTATAATGGAGGCATTATGAAAAACATGAAATTAGTTAGACTAGTATCTGGTGAAGAAATAGTCGCAGAAGTAAAATTGGGGGATCTTTCAGATAACACTTATACTCTGATTGATCCGATTATTCTTATTCCAGCTGGAGAAGGTAAGATTGGATTTATGCCATTTATGCCTTATACAAAAGCTAAGGATGGTATTGAAATTGATGGTAATCACATCATGTTTATGGTGGATCCAGTTGATGACCTGGTTGATAATCATAGACAATTTACTACTGGGATCTCAGTACCTGAAAAGAGGATCGTAACATGAGCAAAGATTGGGTAAAAGATATCCAGGATATGCAGACCAAGTATGGTGTGAATGAATGGGTAGAAAACAATCCAGATAAGCTTAAACAATATCTAGAGTTTCGTATTGATTTTCTAAGAGAAGAACTCGATGAAACTGAAACAGCCCTTATTGGGATGGACGCAGAAGAAATTGTTGATGGACTAATTGATCTATGTGTTGTAGCAATTGGTACACTTGAGGCATTTGGTGTTGATTCCCATAAAGCTTGGGACGAAGTTCTGAAAGCAAATATGTCAAAGATGGTTGGTGTAAAAAAAGAAAGACCTAATCCATTAGGATTACCTGACCTAATTAAACCAGAAGGTTGGAAAAACCCATCACATGAAGGAAATCATGGTAAGCTTAACAATATTCGATAACATATACGATAATAAAACAAACAAACGAATGGACTATAATTCATTCGATGAGTTTGAACAAATATTGTATAGGTTATCAGAATCAGATAAGTATAAAACCAAAAAGCAAGCACCGCTCATTTCCCCGGCGGTTTACATCCCAGGTTCTACACGGTCCAATGATAATGTGACCGCCTGGGGTGGTTTTGGTATAGTCGATGTAGATGACTATGAAGGAGACATTAATATGATCAAGGAAAAATATGATCAATATCGATATGTCTGCTATTCTACAGCAAGTTCAACAAAAGACTTTCCAAAGTTTAGGTTAGTCTTCCCACTTACAGATCATATACCAAAAGAAAAGATTAAACACTTTTGGTATGCCTTAAACAAAGAAATTGGAGAAATCGCAGATGTCCAAACAAAAGACCTCTCAAGAATGTTTTACGTACCAAGTAAATACAAAAATGCCTACAACTTCATCTTTTCCCAAAATGGGGAAATCATGGACCCCGATGAACTCATGGCAAAACATAAATACATCGTACAAGATGGATCGTTTTTCGATAAGCTTCCAGATGCAATCAAGCGAGGAATTATCGAACACAGAAAAGGACAGCTCAATAACACTAACTTTACATGGACAGGATATCGAGACTGCCCTTTTGTAAATCAAAAACAAGTTGACGAATATAAGTCAATCACCGGTACCGGTTGGTATCACAAAATGTATCAGATTATGGTTTCAATTGCTGGAAATGCTATGTCCAGAGGATATCCTATTACCTCGAAGGAAGTAGAATATATCTGTAGGGACTTAGATAATGACACAGGGAATTGGTATGTCAAAAGAGATCTAGGAAAAGAAGCAGAACGGGCAATTGAATTTATTTTTAGAAATAACCTTTAGGAGGAATACATGGACGATAAACCACTATTAGCAATAGGATACATTTTATTAGGAATTATATTATTACTATCAGCTACACAATCAGAAGCTTCTGATTATGATGGGGAAAGATTTTGTCTTGCACAGAACATTTACTTTGAATCTGGAAATCAATCCTTTGCAGGTAAGCTCGCAGTAGGAGATGTAGTTATGAATAGAGTTGAAGACGAACAATTTCCTAACTCTGTTTGCGATGTGATATATCAAGCAAAGACATTTATAAATTGGAAAGGTAAAGAAATGCCGATCAGAAATCAATGCCAATTCTCTTGGTATTGTGATGGGAGATCAGATCAACCAACTGACTCAGTGACATGGCTGGAATCAATTAGAGTTGCTGATCTAATACTAAGAGGAGACTTCGAAGATATCACAGAAGGATCTTTGTGGTATCATGCAGATTACGTAAAACCAAATTGGTCCAACTATTTGGAAGAGGTCGTAATAATAGACAACCATATATTTTATAAGTGAGAATAAAATGAGAAATATAAAGCAAGTGGAATCATATGAAAAAGAAACCCATGTACATTGTACTGATAATGGGAAAAATCTCATATGTGATGTTGTTCAGTTTAACCCTAAAAAGTTTCTAACAGTTTCTGTAGAAGGAAAAGTAAATATCGACTTACGATATGTTGAGAAGTTTGATCACTACGTTGGTAGTATGGCCAAACTAGAATTTACATCTAACGGTCCAAAAAGGATCTGGTAGGAGGAATATATAGATGTACGAATATAAAGCAAAAATAGTAAAGGTGGTGGATGGTGACACAGTGGATATCGATGTTGATCTCGGTTTCGGAATATGGTATCGTAACCAAAGAGTGCGATTATATGGAATTGACACTCCTGAAAGCCGGACAAGAGACCAAGTTGAAAAGCAATACGGAATTATGGCGAAGGAGTTTCTTAAAGCCGCATTGGGGGAAGAGTCAACTCTACGCACCCACAAAGACGCCACAGGGAAATTCGGTCGTATCCTTGGAGAATTTATCGTCTACGATGATAAGGAAGATCGATACCAAAGTGTGAAAGATATTATGATCAGAGATCATCTTGGTGTAGCTTATTTTGGTCAATCCAAAGAAGATATCCAAGAGGCTCATTTGAAGAACAGAGAGGCATTAGGTGGCTAAAGAATTTGAGACCATAGTAGAGGTCGGACATAATGATACAATCTATGATAGATCAAATATTCCAGAAGACTACCATTGTACCTGTAATTATTGCAGGGATAATTTTGTAGGGGAGATCT